GTCCTGTTATTGGACAATACACCAATTATCAGAGGAATTCCAAGGGTATCAGACACTTTCTTGCTGAATTCGCACAAACGCCTTGCCCGACCGCCTTTTGCACTACGGAATTCGGGGTGAATAAAGATGGCTTTTTCTTCAACTACAGGCGCGTCTGAGTACCACATTGCACCGATCCTGAGGACGACAATGCCCTCAATAGCACCGTCCTTGGGGCCGATCAGGCCAACAATGCCGTGATCTTGGCAAAGGGCTGGGTATATTTCTTGCACAAGCTTTGCAGGGTTTGCTTCAAGGAAACCGTTTTCCTCCGTCGCCTGCATGGCAATAGTCATAATTTCATCAATGTCATCAGGAACTCCAACGCGGATATACAAATCATTTGGGTTCGTTTTATCGGTCATAATTAATCTTTCTTCGGGCCCGGTAGATTTTTCAATGTCTTAACAGTTTCAGCGCGCATGCGCTTAACAAATTCATCCAATACGCGGTGGCCAGTGTCAAGATCTCCGCCGCCAGCCGCCATAACCTGCTCAGGCGTTACAACATATTCCCCACCTGCCGCAACAATTGGGACGGTCGCAGAACCGCCCTCCGCCTTGCCGGGCAGTGGTTCGCCGTAAGGACCGCCTTGGACGCCGTAGGGCTCTTCCACATTACCATAGGGAATACCTCCAAAGATGCGGCGCATGTGCTTGAAGCCAGCCATGGTATTGCCCTCGCCCATCGCGCTGATGATGTCGGCGGGGATGACGTAGGATCCGGACGCCACATGCATTGGCAAGTGGTCTGTGCGGCCTGCAACGGCGCTGTGGATGGGGCCACTATGCAGCTTAGTTGAGACCTGACCGCCTGTGGCGCGGGCTGTGCGCGCAGTCGAAAGGGCTGCTGCGATGCTCTGATCGCGAGGGTGTCCCGCCTTGATCATTTCGGCAATGTTGCCGCTGATGACTTTCTGCGATTTACCGTGCTTCAATGGCATAAGAACCTCACGAATAGCTGACTGTGACAGCCTGACCTGTGCCGGGAGCCACGACAATGCCGTAAACCACTGGAAGATTGACAAATACAACACCGACAGTGTTGGGGATAGTGTAAATTGGGCGGGAGGTGACGGCAGTGGCATTGGCATCATAAATGGTGCCAACACTGGATCCGGCAGTCGTAACGCTAACCATCGCCACACGCCCAGCCGCCCTACTGACAATCGTGCTGACGGTCAGGTTTTGAAGGACCTTGCCTCCCTGCACCCTCACATACGTCTCAGCCACACCGTTGATGGCTGACGCGATGTTTTTCGCGGAAGTGAGAAGGTCGCTTAATGATGCCATGGCTTAAAACTTTCCGTCTGGCTGGAGGCGATAGCGGATATTCCCAATTCGCCAAAAAGAGTCAATGTCGCTGCTTCCAAGCCCAATTGACACAAGTCGACCACGGAAACGAGGCGTGATGAATGTTGTTGCCTGCGTCAATGGGTAAGGGCCGAATGTCGTTGGCGTCTGGCCAGCATAGTCGGCAACATAGAAGGTGAGGTTAACTGTGGCATTTTGGACACCGCCATAATAGCCCCACTTCATGTCTGGCCAAACCTGATCAACAAAGGTCTTTACGTCAGCCTCAGACATGGCAAAATAGCCCGTCTGGAAGTTGGAAATCATAGGCTGCCCGTCAGCATTTGGCGACGTCTCATGCTGGTAAATATACCGGCTACTTGGGTCTGCGCCGACTGGAGGGCCGATAACCGACTGGTCGACCCAAGCCGACCTGCCAATTGATCCAAAATCCCAAGCCTTTAGGAATACGTTGTATTTGGCGTAGGCATTGACCTCTCCGCCATTGCTCATGGTCGGATAATACCAAGTGATCTCACCAAAGCGGGAGTTCACAGCAACGCGGATTTTGTCCAGATTTGTCTGGTCAAGATCTTGGAAGATGACGTCCCAAATTGGGCACAAGACAGGCTGTACGCCTTCGCCGGTCATGGAGAAAAACTGCGACGGACCCATCCAGTAAACGGACCCATTGATAGATGCCGCAGCCTTTCTGGAGATCAGGCCACAGCCAGAGCCGACTTCGTTGAAGGAATAGATGTATGGCTGACCGATATACTGCATCGACCAAACGCCAATGTCCGTCCAGAGCAGGGCCTGCTGTGCCGCCTGAATAGCGCCAACAATCCTTGAGCCCTTGGGGATGCGATACGAACCCGCCTGATTGATGACGGTGCCAATCCAGTCGTTGTAATTGCTAACGTCGCACCAACGGACAAGCAAGGGATCCTGAATGCCCGTGAAGGTCGACCCCCAAGCAATGATCTGGCGCTGGGGCATGGCCACAAACAGGCCGCTATTGACTGGCGGGGCTTGCGGGATGACAGTTGCGGTTGGGGCTGAGTTTGTCGGATCCCATTGATAAATGGGCTGGAACTGCGGCCTTTGTTCGTAAGTTGGGCATGCCAGAAGGATCTCGCCCCAGTTGTCGAGCGACCAGTCATTGGCATTGATTGCAGTGCCTGTGGCGGGGGTGACTGCGGTGCCAGTGCCATAGCCGCCGCTGCCATATGCCCCAACGCCATAACCCGTGCCAGCCGGGATCGCGCCAGACCCAAAGGTGTAAATGAAGTGGGCTTGGTTGCCATTCAAATACCCGGTGGTGGTGCTGCTTGGGAGCGTCAGGGCTGTAATCGTAAATTGGCTGCTGCTGATGACGGTATTGACGATGAAATCGCCGTAAAAAGTGGTTCCGCCAACGGTCGTGGACATAAGGACGGGGAAGGTTGACCCTACGCTGTAGCCATGACTGGCCAGCGTAACTGTAACAGAGGCATTGCCAGAGGTGACGGAAAATAGCGGAAGCGTTGTGACGGATGACGTCGAAGTGGCGGGGAGCGGAGATCCAAGGGTGTCAAGCGCCTGCACCGTGTAGGTCGTAGCCCCGATATAGCCGTCCGGATCGCACTGATACAGGCCGAATAGAACAACCCCGCCGACGGACATATGCGTGGTAATATACACTGAATTGTACTGAGTTATGCCAGCCGTAGTTGCGTCTGTGATGGTGATATAGCTACTGCCGGACGTAGCCGATGCCGCCGCCGCGACATCGTCTGCCGTCTGTTTTGGCGTCACATCCTTAAAGCCAGATCCATTCTTAATGACAGCAAGCTGGGCCGATCCAGAGACGCCAATTTGCTCTGTGCCATAGGCAAGGTATTTGTCAGTCTGCGTGTCTTGCCAAGCCCACATAGCGCGGGTGATGGCTGGCGTTGTATTGGGGTAATACTTGGTCCACCCGCCAAGCTTCTGGACCAAAGCGCCTTGAGCCTGATCGGGGATAAACCGGATAAGGTTACTTGTCGAAATGCCAGCCTCATTCAGGGCCGGTGTTTCGTTTTGATCAACGCCGGGGCGTAGCTTCAAACTGGCGTGGGGCATGAAGCGCTACCTTGTTGGAGTTGCCGCGACCGGTGGCGTCATGGATGACCACGCAGATGCGCTGAACTTCTTGCGGCCCTCTTCAACGCCAGCGCCCTTGAGCAAGTTCTGATACTGCAATTCGTAGGTTGGCCCCATGGCAGGGTCGTTTGAAGCCTGACCAAAGTTGCGCTGGAACTGCGAGATGTAAATTAGCGACGCTTGGATCAGCAGGTCTGGGAAGTAGGTGCTGATAAAGGTCGTGCCGGTGCTGGCGAGGGCCGTTGTTGCGTTCTGGTAGAGGGTTGGCAAACGAACTGTGCCAATGACATCAACGCTGTAGGCGGCATCAGGATAAGGACCGACAAGGATATTGTTATAAGTTGTGCCGCCGGTGCTGAGGTCGCCGCCATACATAGCAAAAAGCGCTGGACGCGCCCTACTGCCAACGGCGGATGATCCGTACACATTTTGCAGGTACTCCTTTGTGGTCGGCAAAAGCGGATATGTGACGCCACCAGAGTTAAGCGCAATCGTCTGTACTGTGACAAAGTCGTAAGCCCCAAGCTGCAATTGGTTGTTGCCAATGGTCAGCGTGTAAGGGCGCGACGTCTGCGACGGCAGAAGATCCAAGTCGCGCTGAATGCGAAGTTCAGCATAGTTGAGCATCTGAGGGATAGTGACGTTAAAGGCGTCATCAACGCCCACAACAACGCCAGCAGTCGTCTGCACGTTGACCACAGCCATGTTCGCGACTTGCGTTACATAGCCGTTATAAGTGAGCGGTGTTGTCTGTGGCGATGCTGGCATGGCGTCCTGCCGTGATGAGAATGACTGACGTGTTCTACCAAATGTTGAGCAAATGTTCTAGTGCTGATGCTCAATCGGTTTTTCTGTCATAAGTTTAAGGTTTTTAAGAAGCCTTTCATCGTCAGGGGCATGCTGAATGGCCAGTTCGCATTGCTCAATTGCAGCCTCGCGCATGCCAAGGTTCCAAGCGGCAATGCTTGCGTAATCATGCGGCTTTGAACCCCACACCTCAGGATCGACCGTATAGACCAGTTCGCGGTCTTTGATGGCTAACGCAGACAGCGCCGCGCCATAGCATTCAGCCCACATGTGCCTGTCATAGGCAAGCTTGGCCATTTCAACCCAAGGCTCACGGGTGTTTGGCGCTTCCACCATGCCCATGCGCGCAGCCCTCATAGCGCCATCCCAGTCGCCCAATTCGCTGTAGCTGCGGGACATGACCCGATACGCATAGCAGCGCTCATTCACCCAGTTGGCCCCCGGCAGTGCCAGATAGCGATTGCACTCATTAATGGCCTTCTGCCACTGGCCGTGGAACGACAGTTCGCGGGCATAGTAAAAGGCGTTGCGGGGATCGTGCGGGTCTTCTTGGACCGACATCTCCAGCAGCGGCAGGTATTGGCCACGGCTCTTTGTCGGGTCTGGCTTGTGGATCACCAGAAGCATTTCGGTCTGGGCGTATTTTTCATCAATTAAATATGGAACGGGGTATTCGTGGCATGGGTGAAGCCAGCGGTAGCCGTGACGGGCATGGATTTTTTCATAAAAGAAAGCGATCCCAGCGCCCCAGTCAAACTTGTAACGAAGGCGGGTGGTGTTATCCTCCCACACGCGCTCAATTTCTTCACGCCAACCGGGCTGAAGCTCTTCGTCCAAATCGAGGCTGACGCAGATGTCAATGTCCTTGGGGATTAGGGCCAGTGCGGCGTTGCGGGCATCGTCAAAGCGCCAAGGCGTGATGCAGATTTCGTGAACCAAGACGTTGCTATACTCGCAAGCCTTGATGATAGTTTCATCCGTTGAGCCGGTGTCGGCAATCAGGATCAGGTCCGCATCCTTGGCCGACTTGCAGAAGCGATCAACGAACATCTCCTCATTCTTGGAGATGGCATAAACGCATATTTTCAAGGTCATAAATCATCCAATAAATAAAACTATGATTGAATTTATAGCTGCAACCTTATGTGTAGGCAAACTGGACACGGCCAACAGCGCCAGCCCCACCGGCCCCGCCAGAGGTAGAGCCGCCTGCACCACCGCCACCGGGAGCATTGCCCGCAGCGCCAATGGTTGATTGCGTTGCACCGCCATTAGGTGACGCACCACCATCAACGAGAGTTCCTCCGCCACCAGAGCCAGTAGTTGTCGTAGAAGGCGCTGTAGCCGAAGCGGTCCCGCCAGCGCCTTGAGCGCCGCCAATTTTGACGCCCCCACCGCCGCCATTGGCAGTCATAGTAAATGTAACCGCAGTGTATGTGCCGTTGGTTGAAGAGGATGCAGTGCCAGCCGCTCCGTTTGTGATGCCGCTACCCAGTCCGCGATTGCCAACCACATACCCGATTGTCTGGCCCCAATCCGTTGAAGCCAAGGTGATCGTTTTGGAGGCATAGCCGCCGCCCCCACCGCCGCCACCATTTTCAGGAGGCCCAGTATCACCTTGCGCGCCACCGCCGCCACCGCCCCAAATGCTAATAATAACTTGCGAGGCTCCGGTCGGGATGGTCTCCGTACCAGCGCCAAAAGTGTTGTACGTGTTGGTGACCGGCGCGAAGCTGGTTTTTGCAATTAACCCGCCAAAAATACCAGACATCAGGTGACTCCCGCGCCAGAGATGACCCACGTAGTTGCAGCCACCTTGACCACTGTTGCAAGGCCGCGCTGCGCCAATGTGCGCGATCCGGTTGTGGCCGTGCCCGCAAGATACATGGTATCTGTGGTGATGCTGATTGTCTGGCTGGATGAGCTGTTATTGTAGATAATAACCGTCGATCCAATCGGGAAGGCCACAGAGCCGTTGGCAGGGATGATAACGCCACCAGTGGTGATATTGATCATCTTGCCCATGTCGGACAGGGCCAGCGTGTAAGATGCCGTCTGGCTGTTCTGCGGCATGCCCTTGTAGCCAACAGCGTCAACCAAATCAGATGAGGTCAAGCTGCCGTAGATGCCCAGTGTGCCAGTGGCCCCGGAGACAGAAGAGCCGATGCTGATTGCAGTTGTACTGCCAGACAGGCCAGCCGTTCCAATGTTGATTGTTTTAGTGCTGCCAGACGCAGTTGCACCAGCCTGAATATTGGTTGTCTGTGAGACGGTTGACTGGCCAAGGGTTATTGTGCCGGTGCCCGCCGTGTTCCCCAAGGTTAAGAGGCCGGTGGTCTGGCTGGTGCCTATAGCAATAGTCCCCGTCGCGGTACTCATGGTAACAGCGCCTTGGGGCGTGAGGGGTCCGCCGATAACTGCGGCATTGGAGATACGCATGCCGTCTGCGCCTAACGCGTACCTAGTGGTCGTAGTTACGTTTGTACCGGCAACAGGGTCGGTGAAATATGTTCCGTAAACGATTGTTGCCGTAATCACGTTTGACGCAGCCAAGGTCTGCGCGCCAAACACGTTCATACGCACATCCGCAACGGTGCCGGTGCTGGTAGTATCGGTAAATGTCGCTGCTGATTGCACAAGGGCAACGCCCCCGGTGCCCCATGCAGCAACTGACGCACCGATAGGTGCAAGAGTGACACGGCCATTGATTGTTGTAGTCTGCGTGGCACCTAATGTAGTGGAACCAACGGCAATGGTAGAGGTTGCGCCGGATGCAGCGCCTGTCCCGATGTTAATGGTTTTGGTTGAGCCGGATGCCGTGACACCAGCTTGAATGTTGGTTGTTTGTGAAACGGTTGACTGGCCCAATGTGATGGCACCAGTCATTGAAGCGTTGCCAAGCACAAGCTGGCCAGTGGTGGTGCCTGTAGCAATTTGCGCAAAGTTGCCACCGCTGGCAACCAAGCTCGTACCCCCGGTGACACGAATGCTGTCCGCGCCAATCGCGGAAATGGCGGTGCCGGTGACGTTTGTCCCCGCAACAGGGGCTGTAAAATACGCTCCGTAAAGGTTGGTAACTGTTATTGCGTTTGTTGCAGCCAGCGTCTGGGCATCAAATTGGTTCATGCGAATGTCAGCGACGGTGCCAGCGGCGCTGGTTGTGTCGGTAAACGTGGCTGCTTTTTGAACCAGATTGATGCCGCTAGTTGTCCATGCCGCTGCTGACGTTGTCGGTGCCGTGAAGGTTGTAAAAGCGTTGGTAGTGGACGTTCCAAAGCCAAAGCGGCCACTGGTGTCGATCCGCATGCGCTCAGACTGAGATGCGGTGTTAAACGCAATATAATCAGACGTGCCAGCGCCGGAGGTGCTTTGGAGAGTAAGGCTTGATGCAGCACCTGAGCCGCCATTAACAATTGGCGACGTAACGCTGGTTGAAGCTGTCGCCGTTGTAAAAGCGCCCGTGCTTGGTGTTGTCGCGCCAACGGTGCCGTTGATATTGATGCTGGCCGTGCCGGTGAGGTTGGTAACAGTGCCACTTGAGGGAGTGCCGAGCACACCGCCATTAACAACAAAGGCACCAGCAGTGCCGGTATTAATACCAAGAGCTGTGACAACACCAGTTCCTGTAGTAACCGTTGCTGGAGCAACGCCAGCACCACCGCCAACAACAATCGCATTAGCAGCAAGCGCAGCAGATGTTGCCCATGTCGTTCCGCTTGAGAAGTAAGGAATACCTCCAGATGTCCCAGCAATAGTAAATGCAGGGGTGGTTGTTGGTGTGGCAACAGAGATGATACCGCCAGTGAACCCGACGCTCGTTACAGTTCCAGCCGCTGCGGCTGCCCAAGACATGACTCCAGCGGTTGTGGCTGTCAGGACATAGCCATTTACTGCCGGGCCAGCGACAGGCAGTGTGTACGTCACTGAAGCAGACGCAGAGGCACTACCTTGCAAGGCCGTGGTAAACGAACCCGATGTTAGCTTTGCAGCTCCAGTGATGAGTAGGTTGCTTGCACCGGCGTCTGTGCTGGTCCCAATGGACACGCCACCTGCCGCGCTGATGCGCATTTTCTCCGTGTTGTTGTTGTAGAATAAAATCGGAACGGCAGCCGCTGTGTATATAAACGAGCCGACTGAGTTTATGCCAAAAATGGTAGAGCCTACACTATTGGTGGCTACATAAGATGCTTCCGCGCTGCTTGCGGTGTTGGCCACCCGTGTTGACACAGCGCCCGCATTTACGATGTCCAGTTTATAACTGGCCCCCGGTGTGGTGGTCCCGATGCCGACGTTGCCGCCATTTGGCTGGATTGCCAGATTATAGTTTGTGGCAGTCCCGTCAAAGCGAGTTGATTGCAGGTAGGAAGTACCGTCAGTTATAACCCCCATACCGAGGCCGTAAGGGGTGGGTCCTACAGCAAGCCCATGGCCACCGCTACCCGCTGTGGGTACGCTAATAGGGTTTGAGTAGGATATTTGGAGACGACTGTTTTGCGTACTCAGTCCGATGCCAACATTGCCGCTGGTGTCGATGCGCATTTTCTCCGTGTCGTTAGTGGCTAGGACAAGGCCCATCCCAGTGCGGCCTGAAACATAAAATGCGGATCCGTTTGTAGATACAAAGCCATCCCCGGTAGACCCGACAATGCTCAGAGAGCCTTCAGTGCTGCCGCTGGCGATTTGCAAGGTGCGGCCATAAATAGGGGTTATGCTAGTTGCGCCGATCCCAACGTTCGTGCCGTCAAACACAAAGTTTGGGGACCCGGCAATGGTACCGCTATTGTTGTATTGAACCTGCGTGTTTGAGCCGCCCGCAGACGCAGCGCCTGTTGGCCCTGTTGGCCCCGGAACCGTGGACGCAGCGCCAGTTGGGCCAGTCGGTCCCGTAGTCCCTGTGGGTCCCGTTGGACCAACAACATTGGAGGCTGCGCCAGTCGGACCCGTAGCCCCCGTGGCCCCCGTTGGGCCAACGACATTGGAAGCCGCGCCCGTTGGACCGGTCGGGCCTTGAATGCCCTGAGCGCCAGTAGGTCCAACGGCAGTCGATGCCGCACCCGTTGGGCCTGTTGGACCCGTAACAGACGGACCCGTGGCCCCTGTCGGACCAGTTGAGCCGGGAGTGCCGTTTGACCCAGTGGGGCCGGTTGGGCCAGTCGGGCCGGTCGGGCCGGTAATGCCCTGAGCACCTTGGTTGCCCGTAGGGCCTGTTGGCCCACTGCCGCCGGTTGGGCCTGCCACGCCGGTTGGGCCAGAGGGTCCTTGGTTACCGGCGGTTCCTTGATTACCAGTCGGCCCTGTTGCCCCTGTTGGCCCAGTGGGGCCAGTTGCGCCCTGAGGGCCAGTCGGGCCAGTAGGGGCGGTTACGAGCGCGCCGACAGCCGCTGTTGTCGTGCGACGGGAAACGCCAGACTGCACAATTTCCAACTGCTCCGTGCCACTCAAGGACGTTGCAAGGGGAAGCTGAGGAATTGTTGTGTTGGCCATTGTTAAATCCCCGTCTGCGGTATCTGGGTGAAGCCATATGGGATGCCGACAGATGCAGTAACCATATTGGTCGTTGAAGTAAG